CGGATGCGGACAAAGACGGGATACTCTGAACAGGATATTCCCTTATAAAAGATAAAAGAAATGGGATATTTAAAAAATACAATTAATGTTCAACACGCACAAGTACCGTTGGTGACTACTTTTGGGAATACTCCAATAGTAGACCAAACAACAAAGAGTGTCGAGTTTACCATTAGTGCAGTAGTCAATGCAGATAGAAAAATAGAGTGTGCACCAAGTCAGGGTACTGCCAACCTGTTACAAGCAGGGCTAAAACCCGGAATGGTTATTATAAATGCAAATGGTTTTGGGAGAGTAATAGAAACAGTAGCTGATGATTTTATAATAGTAAACGCATCAGGTAACTTTTTTCCCAACCAAAAATTCTTTGCTTACGCAGCAAAAACTGATGGTGTTTTAGTTTATATTGGACAATGTGGTGCAGATGCAGATATAGAGGTTGAAACAGCAGGGGGAGAAACAGTAAACTTTAAGTTTGCACAAGATGCGGCTCCACAAATATTACCTGTTCAAGTTGTAAAAGTAAACTCTGTAGCAGGTGCAGTAGGTAGCTCAGTTTTATATCTATTTTAAAATGAATTATTGGACAGCAGATAACACTACAGGAATTGAAGAATTAGAAGTAACATATGAAGTAGTGTCATGCAATTCGAAGATATAAAACTTTACGGAATCAACTCTAGCGTCTTCGCTATATCTTTTACTGAGATAGAAATGGCATTGAAAATTATCCTCCTTATAGCAACCATCATTTACACAGTCCAAAAAATTTACAACAATTCAAAGAAAGATAAGTCTTAGTGGCTAAAAGAATTACATTCCTTTATTCATTTCGGCACAAAACAAAACGACCCGGTGTTCATTCTAAGAACGCAAGTCGGGGTCAAACAGCCTATAAAAAAAAATATAGAGGTCAAGGAAGATGAGACTAATAGATAAAATTATATTACATTGCTCTGCAACAAGGGAGGGCGATGACTCGGTTGATGTAGATGTCATTGACCGTTGGCATAAATCAAGAGGGTGGCGTGGCTGCGGTTATCATTACGTTATATTGATTGACGGAACCATACAGTTTGGTAGAATGATTGATGAGGTTGGAGCTCATGTTAAGAATATGAACAAATCTAGCATAGGCATTTGCTATATTGGAGGAGTTGAAAAAGATGGCAAAACACCAAAGGACACTAGAACACTTGAACAAAAAGAAAGTATATTAACATTATTGTTGTTTTTAAAGAAATGTTTTCCTGAAGCAACTATACATGGACACAATGAATTTTCTACAAAAGCGTGTCCAAGTTTTAATGTATCTTCGCATTACGGAATGTTATGAAAGAAATATTAAATAAAATTTTTGGTAAAATAGGAGGAGGCATTGCTGAAAAGATAAGCGGCATTATCGCAGAACATACTTTCAGTAAAGAAGAAAAAGCAAAGTTTGAAAAAGATATGACAGAAATATTTATTCAGGCTGAAGCAGATATGCAAAAGAATGTAACTGAGAGATGGCGAACAGATATGACCTCAGACTCTTGGCTTTCAAAAAATGTCAGACCTATGGTCCTTATATTTTTGATAATTTGCACAATGCTATTAATTTTTATAGAGGCAGGTTCAATAAAGTTTGAAGTAAAAGAAGAATGGATATCTCTTTTACAATTAATTTTAGCAACTGTTATTGCTTCTTATTTTGGAGGAAGGTCTTGGGAAAAGATAAAAAATAAAAAATAGTATCTTTGTATAAATTAAATTAAATAAAAATGAGTAAAGAAGTAAAATTAACAGAAGAAGAATTAAAAAGCTTAAGAGAAGCAACTGATTCTTTAAATAAAGTAAAGTTAGCTTTAGGTAACCTAGAGGTTCAAAAGCTAGAATATTATGGTCAAATAAATGCTTTGACCCAACAGTTTAATAAGTTAGAATTAGAACTTATAGAAAAATATGGAAAAGACTCTGTCATTAACATACAGACAGGGGAAGTAAAAAAGAAATAATATGGCTAAAATATCTACCTATGTAATTGATTCCACACCTCAACTTACTGATAAAGTTATTGGTACGGATGTTAATGATAATAATATAACTAAGAACTATACCATAGGTGATATAATAAGTTTAGTTCCACCAATTCCAAGTGTAGTTACAGATTTATTTATTCCTATATCTAATGGAGTTGATTATGTGGATTCAGTAATAACACAAGATTCCACAACCGTACCAACTACGATTAATGTAAACGGATTAATTGGAATAACCGGAACAGGCGAATCAGTATTTGTTGGAAAAAACGCAGGAGTTTTATCAGATAAAACTGTTGCTCAGTTTAATGTCGGTATAGGAGATTCTGCATTAGAATCATTTATGTCAGGAACAAACCCTGTTAGTGGTCTTCCTGAACCCGGTGCAAATGTTGCTTTGGGTGTAGGAGCTTTAGCTAAAACAACTGATGGAACAAATAATGTTGCTATTGGGGTTGATTCTTTAAAAGAAAATACAGAAGGATTTAATAATGTTGCTATATCTAAAAATGCACTAGGCTCATCAGTCAATGCAGCCACCCAAGGAATAACTCTCAACGAAGGAAGCATAGGGATAGGTTTTTCTGCAGGTAATCCCAATACAGGCTCCGAGTTGCCTAACGGGCATATAAATGACACAATTGTAGGTCATCAAGCTATGGCGGATGTATTTTATACTGCAGGTGCTACGCCTACGCAAAATACCGTATTAGGTATGAGGGCTTTCAGAAATGTAGGTATAACCGGTTATGGTGCTTCTCTTACAGGAAATGTAGTAATTGGAGCCTCTGCAGGATTAGGAATAAAAGCAGGAGTTCAATCAGCTAACCCGGGTCAAGGAGACCAACAAAACCTTACAGCAACAAACAATGTCTTTATTGGTAAAAATGCAGGAAACAATGTTCGAAGCACAACTATTCAAAACAATATAATATTAGGTGCAACAGGAAATAATGCCAAATATATATCAAGAGGAAATTTTATTGTTGAAACAGGGGGAGCAGGAAACCAACTAGGAAACTCTACAACGGGTCGTGCAGTAGATGATAACTTTATTGTAGGTAGCAGAACTGCCGCATTCACCGATAAAAACATTTGTATAAACCCAAACAGATATAGTGTAAACCAAGCACAACCAAATCAGTTTGGAACACCGAATATTGCAAATGCTAATGGACTCAATGCTGTTATTAATAATATTATTCTTGGAGATAAGGTTAGTAAAATAACAAATCAGTATTCAAACAACAAGTTGACCTTTGAAGACCCACAAGGTCTCGCAGTATCTGTAGGTAACATACAGGGTGCTTTTATTGTTAACTCAACACAGACTTCTATGCTATCAAATAATGATGCAACCATGGAAGGCAATGTTGTTATTAATGGTGATAGCAACTCTTTTACAAGTAATCTAACTTCGACAGATTTTAACCACAACAGAAATAATTATGTTCTCGGTAGTACAAATGTACAATTAGTAGATTCAGGGCGTAACTTTATTTTTGCGTCTGAATTTCCAAATCCAACTCAGTTACAATTTCTCAACCAAAACTTTATGTTTGGTGTTGTAAACTACAACGGAGGTCAATCAATATCCGGTAACCTTGGGGATTATAACTTTTTATTCAATACGGACAGTCTTACTCTTACAGGAGATAATAATAATGTGTGGGGAGTTGGTTCCTTAGCAATTGCGGGTAACAAGAATACATCATTCAACTCAACCGGAGATATTAGTGGTGAAGGTAATGTTCTTTTAGCCGGTACAGGTCACGCAGTTACAGGAAACAATAATATTCTTGCAGGTACTAATTTAACTACAGCTAGTGGCTCACAAAGAACTTTAAGTATAGGGTTTGGTAATAATCTCGGTTTAAATTCAGCCGCCAACAATAGTGTGGCGATAGGGAACAATGCAATAATTGATGGTGGAGCTAATACTGCTGTTTTTGGTAACAACCTAAAGGCAGACGGAGGAAATACTGTTGTGGTGGGACAAAACAATGACGACACGGTAAATCCTAATCAAGGTAAATCATCGTTTCAAGTTGGTATAGGTTCAGGTACAGGAAACAGAGGTAATGCTTTAAATGTAGTAAGGGCGGCAAATCCTTTGAAGGGGATTATATACATGGACCAATTGGTCAATCAAAACTACGCAGACGATACCGCAGCAGGACAAGCAGGAATTGGATTAGGAGGATTATATCATACCAACGGAGTAGTAAAAATAAATATTACACCGTAATTTAATTTTAAATTAAATGGACATTCGAAAAATCTCAGTAGGTCCTGATTATAAGTCAGGAGGTATGCACTATATAGTTGGGCAGTCTGTTCTAAACGGTGGCTACGAGATTCATTTAATTAAATACAGCCAAGAAGAGGACGCATATCAGATTTTTATATTAGACACAAGCGAAGGTGAAGTTTTGTTGTGGAAGCAATTTAATTCTACTATGCCCGTTACTCTTGAGTTTAATATAAATTTTTAATGAAATCACCTACACAATTTCTTGTCAAACCCAAAGGCAATCAAAGATATAGCAACACAAAACAATACGAGGGATTAAACTTAATTCTTGATACTTCTGAAGAGTCTGCATCTTTTTCTAATAGAGAAGCAATTGTTATTGAGACTCCAATAATGTATGACGGTCCTGTTGAAAAGGGTGATATACTTTTGGTTCATCACAATGTCTTTAAGTTTTATAATGATATGTATGGCAAAAGACAAAGTGGTAAGAGTTATTTCAAAGACAACACATTTTTTGTGGATGAAACTCAATATTATATGTATTATAAAAATAATGAGTGGAACGCTGTTGACCCTTTTTGTTTTGTTTCGCCTTTACCTGCAATTAAAACTTATATATATAAACCATTTTCAAATGAACCATTAATGGGTGTGATGGAATATCCTGCAGAATCTATAAAAAAACATGGGATAAAAAAAGGAGATATTGTTACCTTTATGCCCGACTCAGAATATGAATTTAAATTTAACAACAATAAATTGTATAGAATTAGAACTAGTAATATAGTTGCATATGAACCTCAAAGAAACAAAGCTTAAAATAATAAACGCAGGATACAGAGCTGTAGAGCAACTTATAAAAGTTGCAAAGGAAGATATAATAAAACCCGACCCGGATGATGAGTTAGCAGCAGATAGGTTGAAAAACGCTGCTGCCACAAAAAAATTATGTATCATGGATGCATTTGAAATATTAAATAAGATAGAAGCAGAAAAAGAAGCTTTAGAAATTGTAAACGAGCCTTCTAATTCTAAGCAAGGTTTTGCAGAAAGAAACTCTAAATGATAAAAGAATTAAAAAATTATATACCAAAATCAGTTCTTGTAAATAAAAACAGGGCTAGAACTTGGCTATATGGATATAATTTAAAATATGATTTGGTTATCATTTCAAAGACAGGTCAGATAGGAAGGGTGATAGAAATATCAAATGTCCGAATCGGATTACCAAAAGCCCCAAAACAAATACACAAAAGACATGAAAAAAAATATGAGCAGTATTGGGAAAGAAGGGAAACCCCAAAACAATTAGACAAAATTCGTTCTATATTTCAATGGAATGAAATGCCAAGAGATTTTAAAAATCGTTGGGTTGATTATATAGAAAAAGAATTTGAATATCGTGATGAAGGTTATTGGTTCTACAATAATGGAAAGCCAACATATATAACAGGTTCTCACTATATGTATTTACAATGGACAAAGATTGATGTGGGATATCCTGATTTCAGAGAAGCCAATCGGGCTTTGTATTTATTTTGGGAGGCGTGTAAGGCAGACTCAAGAAGTTATGGAATGATATATTTAAAAATCAGAAGGTCAGGCTTTTCATATATGAGTTCTTCAGAGTGTGTTAACAAAGCTACAATATCAAAAGATTCAAGAATAGGTATACTTTCTAAAACAGGAGCAGATGCAAAAAAAATGTTTACTGACAAAGTAGTTCCTATATCAAACAGTCTTCCGTTCTTTTTCAAACCTATTCAAGATGGAATGGACAAACCCAAATCTGAACTAGCATATAGAGTTCCTGCTTCAAAAATTACCAAGAAAAATATGCACGAGGTTTTTGAGGATGATTTAGAAGGTTTGGATACCACGATTGATTGGAAAAATACTGATGACAACTCATATGATGGAGAAAAACTTTTACTACTTGTACATGATGAAAGTGGTAAATGGATAAAGCCTAACAACATTCTAAATAATTGGGGTGTTACAAAAACCTGTTTAAGATTGGGTAGTAAAATTATTGGTAAATGTATGATGGGTTCCACATCTAATTCATTGGAAAAAGGTGGGGATAATTTTAAAAAACTTTTTGAAAGCTCAAATGTTTTAAATAGAAACGCCAATGGTCAAACCAAAAGTGGATTGTATTCTTTATTCATACCGATGGAATGGAATATGGAAGGTTTTATAGATAGATACGGACAGCCCGTCTTAGAGAAACCAAAGATAGAAATTGAAGGAGTTGATGGAGACTATATATATACAGGTAGTATTGATTATTGGAAGGCTGAAGTAGATTCACTTAAGAATGATGCAGATGCATTAAATGAATTTTACAGGCAGTTCCCTAGGACTGAAGCTCATGCTTTTAGAGATGAAAGCAAGTCATCTATATTCAACCTAAGCAAGATATATCAACAGATAGATTTCAATGATTCATATATAAGAGAACATAACATAACTCAAGGGAAGTTTGTTTGGCAAGACGGAATCAAAGACACAAAGGTGATTTGGGTTCCTACAAAAAAAGGAAGGTTTCATGTCTCTTGGTTACCGGCTGTACATATTCAAAATAATTTTAGTGAACGAAACGGACTCAAATATCCGGGCAACGAACACCTAGGTGTATTTGGTTGCGACTCTTATGATATTAGTGGAGTTGTAGGCGGGGGAGGTTCTAACGGTGCTTTGCACGGTTTGACTAAATTTTCAATGGACGATGCTCCAAGTAATGAATTTTTTTTAGAATACATTGCGAGACCTCAAACTGCAGAGTTGTTTTTTGAAGATGTATTAATGGCTTGTGTTTTTTACGGTATGCCAATCCTCATAGAAAACAATAAACCAAGGTTATTATATCATTTTAAAAATAGAGGATATAGGAAATTTTGTTTAAACAGACCGGACAAACATTCAACAAAACTTTCAAGGTCCGAAAAAGAATTAGGCGGTATACCAAACACAAGTGAGGAGGTAAAACAAGCTCATGCCGCAGCAATCGAATCTTATATAGAAAAATATATAGGATTAGATACAGAAGAAGTATTTAGACCTAGTGATGAAATGGGAACGATGCCTTTTAATCGTACTCTTTTAGATTGGGCTAAATTTGATATTAACAACAGAACCCGTTATGATGCCTCTATAAGTTCAGGTTTAGCTATCATGGCTAATCAAAAACATCTTTATACTCCTGTAAAAAAAGAGTCAAAAATAAAGATTAACTTTGCAAGGTATACAAACACGGGAATAAAAAGCGAATTAATTAGATGAAGGATGTAAAAATAGACATTAAGTCCGCAGCTTTTCCTGACCAATTTGTTTCAGACGCAGAAAAGGCTACAGACGAATATGGATTAAAAATAGGACAAGCTATACAATACGAATGGTTTCGTAGGGATGGAATGAGCTGTAGGTTTTACGACCAATTTAGACAGTTTCATAGATTACGATTATATGCAAGGGGAGAACAATCAATTAGAAAATACAAAGATGAATTAGCTATTGATGGTGATTTATCTTATCTAAATTTAGATTGGACACCTGTTCCTGTAATACCAAAGTTTGTAGATATCGTAGTCAATGGAATGTCTGACAGACTCTTCAAGGTTAGTGCCTATGCACAGGATGCTATGTCACAAGCTAAAAGAAGTAAATATCAAGACATGGTAGAAGCCCAAATGGTTTCTAAAGAATTTTTGACCAAGATAAAAGAAAAGTCTTCTCTTGACCCCTTTACTGTTTCACCGGAAGAACTACCCAATAGCGATGAAGAGTTGTCTCTTTTTATGCAACTTAACTACAAACCATCCATAGAGATTGCTGAAGAGGAAGCAATAAACACAATATTTGAAGAAAACCATTATATAGATTTAAGAAAAAGACTTGACTATGATTTAACCGTACTAGGTATAAGTGTTGCAAAGCATGAGTTTTTACCGGGTTCGGGAGTTAAGGTAAGTTATGTAGACCCTGCTAACATAGTATATAGTTATACAGAAGACCCTCACTTTAAAGATTGTTTCTATTGGGGAGAAATTAAAACACTACCAATGACAGAGCTTTTGAAGATAGACCCAAGTTTAACAAACGAACAACTAGAGGAGATTAGTAAGTACAGTCAAAATTGGTATGATTATTATAATGTCGCACAATATTACGAAAACGATATGTTTTATAGAGATACCTGCACTTTATTGTATTTTAACTATAAATCTACAAACAAGATTGTATATAAGAAAAAAATAATGGAAACCGGAGGGAGCAAGGTTATTGAGAAGGATGACCAATTTAATCCACCGGAAACCGTAATGGAAGAGGGAAGGTTTGAAAAAATAGAAAAAACTATTGATGTTTGGTATGATGGAGTTATGGTTATGGGTACAAATATTCTTTTAAAATGGGAGTTAGCTCATAACATGGTAAGACCAAAATCTGCAAGTCAACACGCCATACCTAATTATGTGGCTGTAGCACCTAGAATGTATAAAGGTGTAGTAGAGTCTCTTGTAAGAAGAATGATACCTTTTGCTGATTTAATTCAAATAACTCACTTGAAGCTTCAGCAGGTTATTGCCCGAGTAGTTCCTGATGGAGTATTCATAGATGCGGATGGATTGAACGAAGTAGACCTAGGCACGGGCAATGCTTATAATCCTGAAGATGCTTTGCGTTTGTATTTTCAAACAGGTAGTGTCATTGGAAGGAGTTACACGCAGGATGGAGAGTTTAATCAAGCAAGAGTACCCATCAAAGAGATAAACACTAACTCAGGTGCGAGTAAAACTCAAATGCTTATTGCAAATTATAATCACTATCTAAACATGATTAGAACAGTAACGGGCTTAAATGAAGCTAGAGATGGTAGTACACCTGACCCTAATTCTTTGGTTGGCTTACAAAAACTTGCAGCATTAAATTCAAATGTCGCAACAAGACATATTCTTGATGGAGCCCTTTATATATATAGAACATTGGCAGAAGCTTTGACTTATAGGGTTGCTGATATATTAGAGTATTCAGATTTTAAAGATGACTTTGTAAACAAAATAGGTAAATTCAATGTTAGTATTTTAAATGATATACAAGACTTATATATATATGATTTTGGAATCTTTATAGATGTAGCTCCTGATGAAGAGCAAAAAGCAAAACTTGAAGCTAATATACAAATGGCTTTGTCAAAGAATGATATTAATTTAGAAGATGCAATTGACATTAGAGAGCTTAAAAATATAAAACTTGCTAATCAACTTTTAAAACTTAAAAGAAAACAAAAGCAAGAAAAGGAAAATGAAATGGAAATGCAAAAGCAGCAGCAACAAGCTCAGATTAATATGCAGTCTCAGCAGATGGCAGCACAAGCGGCAATGCAAAAAATGCAACTTGAAGGTCAACAAAAGATGCAAATTAAACAAGCAGAGATTGCTTTTGAAATTGAAAAGATGAAAAATGAAGCTCAGTTGAAATCTCAATTGATGGCGGAAGAGTTCCAATATAATCAACAGCTTAGAAATATTTCAGAAACTGCCTTACAGCAAAGAGAAACACAAAGAGAAAAGGCTAAGAGTCAAAGAATATCACAACAAAACTCAGAACAATCTCAACTTATAAATCAGAGAAAAAATAATCTTCCTGCTCAAAGATTTGAGTCGAATGAAGATAGTTTAGATGGTTTTGACTTAGCTGAATTTGACCCAAGATAGCTGAAAAAAATTCATAAAAATATTTATTAACTTTGTTTAAAATTTAATTCAATGGATATAAAAGTAAAAGACATTGGGGTAAAGGAAGAAAAATCTTTATCTCAAAAAGAAGAGGAAGTAATTAGTAAAGCTTCTGAAGATGTTAAAGAAACAAGTGCTCCCGTGGAGCAAGTGGATACAAGCAATGAGAGTACCACCCCCACACAAGAGCAAAAAAGTGTACAGCCGGAAAGCGAAGCACAAGAAAATATAACTCAGTCCTCAGAGTTAAAAGAGGAAGATGTTCTTAAATATATTAAGAATACTTATGACAAAGATGTTAGTTCAGTAAATGAGTTGTTTGCTGAAAAAGAGAAACCACAGGAGTTACCTGAAGATGTTTCGGCATTTTTGGAATACAAGAAAAAGACAGGTCGTGGATTTGAAGACTATGTTAAATTAAACAGAAACTTCAAAGACATGGATGAAACGCAGCTTCTGCGAGAATATTACCAAGCAACTGAAGAGGATTTAGATGCTGAAGATATTCAATACATGATGGAAGACTTTGCTTACGATAGTGAAGTTGATGAAGAGAATGTAATTAAAAAGAAGAAGTTAGCGTTTAAAAAAGAGATTGGTAAAGCTCGTAAGTTTTTTGAAGAGCAAAAGGAGATGTACAAAGAGCCCCTTGAGTCAAGTACGGCATCTATCTCTAAAGAGCAAGAAGAACAACTTGCAGCTTATGACCAATATGTTAAGGATGCTCAAACCTATGAAGAAGAAATAAAGAGAAGACGAGATTGGTTTCTAAAAAAAACTGACGAGGTTTTCGACACAGAGTTCAAAGGTTTTGACTTTAAAGTTGGAGAAGACAAAGTAATAACTTTTCTACCTTCTAAGGATGTTGAGGGAATTAAAAAGGTAAACTCAGGAGCCAATGCATTAGCAGAGGTTTATTTAGATAGTGAAACCGGATTAATTAAAGATGCATCAGGATACCATAGGGCAATATCCGTAGCACGAAATCCTGAAAGGTTTGCTAAGTTCTTTTATGAGCAAGGCAAAGCTGACGCAACAGAGGATGTGACTAAGAAAATTAAAAATGTCAATATGACAACACGGTCAGCTCCTCAAGTTGTAAAGAAGGATGGAATGACAATTAGAGCACTCAATCCAAGTGAGGGTAGGGGGCTCAAAATTAGAAGTAAAAAGTAAATTATTAATTTTTAAAATATAAAAAAATGGCAGGAAATTTTGCAGCAAGTCCAACGTTCTCGTTGCAGCCATCGGCTCAACAAGTTCCGTTGTCGACTAATTATATTACCAACTTTGATTTCTTAAATCAGTATCTTCCTGATACATATGAAAAAGAATTTGAAAGGTATGGTAACAGAACACTTTCATCATTTATTAAAATGGTGGGTGCAGAAATGCCTTCTAACTCTGACCTTATTAAATGGGCAGAACAAGGAAGGTTACATATCAAATATGAAAATGTAACATCGGGTTCAGGTGCAGGTGTTAACACAGCTACATTAACAGTTAATGACTCAGCTATTGGAGCTAACCCTGTTGGTACTGTAATTACAGGTGAAAACCCATACTCAGCACAAGGCGGTATCGCTGTGAGAGTAGGTCAAACAGTTGTAATCTCAGACAATGCAGGTGGTGGTGAAAACAAAGCGGTTGTTACTGCTGTAGATTTAGCAAACAGCACATTCGATGTAGCATACTATGAAGCAGCAGGTCAAATTGCAGGTGCAGGTGCAGCTACTACTGTTTTCATTTACGGTTCAGAATTTGAAAAAGGAACAGCAGGAATGCAAGGTTCATTACAATCCGATGACTACATCTTCGAAAA